AACAAACAATTTTGTTTGGTCTTTGAAGTCTAAAGGCGGAACGAAGCAAACATAGGAAAAAAAATGCGAACACTTAATGACTACTTTTTAACTGCTAGATTAGCTGACGTATCAGCTGCTAGTTCAGTTAACATTGCTGTACCTGATGATGGAAAAATTATTAAAATTATTTCTGTATTAGGTGGAGCAATCACAACAGCTAATTCTGCTGTAACAACTGCTATAAATGGAACTACTGTAACAGGTGGTGGATTTACAGTTGCTTTTACAAGCTCAGCTGCAGGAGACATTGATACTGCTGAACCAACAGCACTTAACAATGTTAAAGAAGGTGATTATATCACTATTACTTCTGATGGTGGATCTTCAACATCTCAACCAATAGACGTAACAGTTATCGTAAGAAGATAATTTTACATAAGGGGTAGCAATACCCCTTACAACAATTTAATAAGGATAAAATATGGCAAAAATGAATTATGGTCTTAAACCAAAATCAACATCTAAAGTAGCTATGAGTGGTTCATCTGTTCAAAGTGCTGCTATAGGTGCAAATATACAATACGTAAGATTAGTAGCTGATGCTAACTGTCATTACGAAATTGGTGTTAACCCTACAGCAACAACAAGTACAGTTTATTTACCAGTTGGAGAAATTGAAACTATTAAAATTTCTGAAGGTGAGAAAGTAGCTGCAATTTGTGCTTCTGGAAATTTATACGTTACATCATTGACTGAGTAATGACTAAGTTAAGAGACGTTACTTACGATGGAGTTCAACAAACTTCATACATTCAAGAATCGGATGGTAAGTTAACTATTAAAAATACTCAAGATGTAGAACCTATTCTTCAAAAGAATAAAAGGTTGATTACATTAAATGATGGTTATTCTAAATCGAGAGATTTAAAAAGAATAGCAAGTATTCCAAATATATGTTTAGGCATATGGGCTAAAGAATATAATGGAACTAATAATTGGTTTGCAATACCACACATTGAACGTAAAAAAATATTACGTAAAAAGTTAAACTCAAATGAGTATAGATACTTTAGAAGCTCAGAAGGAAAATTATAATGGCGATTAGTACGTATACAGAATTAAAAGCTTCTATAGCTAATTGGTTAAACAGATCTGATTTAACTTCAGAAATATCTGATGACTTTATAAAATTAGTTGAAGCTGATCTTAATGCAAAATTAAGAATCAGACAAATGGAACAGATTGAAACTATTACAATTGATAGTGAAACCGAAACAGTACCTACTGGTTTTATTGCTGTAAGATCACTTTATATTTTATCTAATGGTACAAAATACCATTTAAACTATATATCTCCTGCAAACTTAATTTCTATTAAAGGTGGTTCTACAAGTGGATTACCAAGAACATATACAATTGAATCAGATAATGGAGTAGAGCAATTTAGATTTGCTCCTGCACCAGACTCTACTTACACAGGTTACTTACAATATTACAAAGCTTTCACACCCCTATCTTCTGCTAATGCTAGTAATTATATTTTAGCATCACACCCTGCTGTATACTTATATGGCACTTTATTTCATGCTGCCAATTTTATTGGTGGTATAGATCAAGGACAAAGCCAAAGTTGGTTAGGTATGTATCAAACTGCATTAGAAAGATTAGAAGATAATGATCAAAATGATTCGTTTGGTGGATCTCCTGTTATACAAAGAACAGATGTAGGTACAGACTTATCTTTTTATAGAAGAAAATAATTATGCAATTAGCATTTGGTGAATGGTTACCTGATCAACCAAAACATTTAAACAAAGGAGCTAACGTAGCTAACAATGTTTATTTTGCAGCTCAAGGTTATAAACCATTTAAAAGTTTAGTTGATTATAGTTCCAATACTATTGGTAGTGATTCTAAAGGAGCTGGTTCATTTAGAGATGGTTCAAATAATGTCTATAACTTTGTTTCAAACAAAACAAATATTTACCAATTAGATGGTGGAACTTTTACTTCAAGAAAAGCTTCTCTAACAGGTGGCAATACAGATTTTTTTACATTCACTCAATTCGGAAATTACATTATAGCAAGTAATGGAGTTGATGCTCCTCAATATTATTTGATGGGTACATCAACAAACTTTGCTGCTTTATCAACAATAGCTACATCTGGTACAGTTCCTACATTTAGAGTATCAGGAGTTATTAGAAATTTTTTAGTTACTGGTAGCCAACCTACTTTTATTAATAGAGTACAATGGTCTGGTATAGATGATATATTAACTTGGGAACTTGGAAAAAAACAAGCAGACTTTCAAGATATTCCAGGAGCTGGTGGAAAAATTGTAGCAATAACATCTGGAGAAATAGGATATGTATTTAGACAAAATCAAATTGTTCGTATGGACTATATTGGCGGACAGACAGTATTCAGATTTTCCGTTATATCTTCTAATCGTGGTGCTGTATATGGACAGACTGTAACACAAACAGATAGACGAGTATTCTTTTATGCTGATGATGGTTTCTTTGAGATTAATGGAGATGCATTAAAAGCAATCGGTGCAGAAAAAGTTAATAGATTTTTTGATGCAGATTTAAACAAAGCTTATACAGATAGAATTGTAGCAGCAGTAGATCCATTTAATAACCTTGCGTTATGGTTATATCCTTCTGTAAGTAATGCAAATAATACAACTGGTATTTGTGATAAAGTTTTAATTTACAATTATGTTACTGAAAAATGGTCTACAGCTAATGCAAATGCATCTACAATATTTACTCAATTTGTAGGAGCTTATACTGTAGAACTAATGGATATTATATCTACAAACTTAGATAATATTAACATAGCATTAGATACTGATTTCTGGTCAGGTGGTCAATTATACTTAGGTGCAATTGATTCTGATTTTAAAGCTGCTATTTTTGCAGGTAATGATTTAGAAGCTGAAATAGAGACTTCTGAATTAGAACCTATTCCAGGACTTAGAACTAAGATCACAGGAGTAAGACCAATTGTTAATTGTGCTTCGACAGTAGCTCTTAAAACTAGAGATGCTTTAGTAGATACTGCAGTAACTTCTAGTTATGTTGCAGCAAATACAAGTGGTATTGTACCATTAAGACAATCTGGAAGATATGTTAGAGCTAATGTTAAGATAGCTGCAGGAACTAATTGGGATGATGCACAAGGTATAGACATTGTTGCTAGTCCAGCAGGATTAAGATAATGAGTGATGTAGTAGAACAAGATTTAGACAACGTAAGATATTCATTTGATACACAAGAATTTTTTCAAAGACAAGTTGAAGTTGCAGTTAACGAATACATAAATAAATTTAACACAGAAAACGATAAAGTTTTCACATGGTTTATAGGAGATTAATATGGCAGGAATAAAAGATTACAGTACAACCGCAGCAAATAACACTACAATAGGAAGTATTAATACAGCAGAAGGAATGTTACCTTCTAATATTAATAATTGCTTTAGAGGTTTAGGTGCTGAGATTAGAGAATGGTATAACGATTCTCAATGGGTTATTTATGGTGATGGTGATAATGGATTTACAATTACTTATGCTTCAGCAACTTCATTCACAGTAGCTGGTGTAGACGTTACAAGTTTTTATCATGTAGGTCGTAGAGTTAAAGCAATAGCTACAACTCCAGGAACAATATTTGGTACAATAAGTGCAACTACATTTTCAACTAATACAACTGTAACAGTAACATGGGATAGTGGTTCATTAGCTAACGAAGCAGTAGTTATTTATGTTGCTGCATTATCTAAAACAAATGATTCAATACCAGAACTAGTAATTACAAATGCTAAAGTCGCAGCAGCAGCTGCAATTGACGCAACTAAAATAGGTGGTGGCTTAGTATCTAATTCAGAATTTGCATTTCTTGATGGAGTTACATCTGCAATACAAACACAATTAAATGCTAAACAAGCTACAATAACAGGAGCTGCTACAACTGTAGTAACATCTGACTTAACTGCTAGTAGAGCTGCTATATCCAATTCATCTGGAAAGATTGCTGTATCAACAGTAACAGATACTGAACTAGGTTATGTATCTGGAGTAACAAGTGCTATTCAAACGCAACTTGGAACAAAATTAACAGCTTCAAATAATTTATCTGATGTATCTTCTACATCTACTGCTAGAACTAATTTAGGTTTAGCTATTGGTACAAACGTACAAGCATATGATGCTGAACTTGCAGCAATCGCTGGATTAACTTCTGCCGCTGACAAAGGTATTCAATTTACAGGATCAGGAACAGCTGCAGTATTTGATTTAACAACTGCTGGTAAAGCATTACTTGATGATGCTGATGCAACAACTCAAAGAACAACATTAGGTCTTGGAACTATAGCAACTCAAAATGCTAACAACGTAGCTTTAACTGGTGGAACAATTACAGGATTAGGTGATCCGTCATCTTCTTCTGAAGCTGCTACTAAAAATTATGTTGATAATTTAGTTACTGGACTTAGAACAAGAGTTATTGCAAGAGTTGCTTCTACTGCAAATGTTGCAATTGCTACTGCATTAGAAAATGGTGATACTTTAGATGGTGTTACATTAGTAACAGGAAATAGAGTTTTATTAAAAGATCAATCTACTGCATCTCAAAATGGTTTATATATTGTTGTAGCTTCAGGAGCTGCTTCAAGAGATACAGAATTTGATATAATATCAGAAATAGCTGGACAGTTAATTTTAGTATCAGAAGGTACTACTCATGCTGATGATTTATTTTTATGTACAACAGATACTAGTGCTACACTTGGTTCTAGTTCTATTTCATACGTACAAGTATTTCCAAGTTCAGGTGGTACAGTAACATCTGTAGCAGTAGCTGATTCAGGATCTTCAGAATTTACAGTAACAGGAAGTCCAATAACTTCTTCTGGTACAATATCACTTGCAGTTAATTCAATAGCTGCAACTAAGATTGGAACAGGTACAGTAGATAATACAGAATTTGGTTATTTGAATGGTGTAACTTCAGCTATTCAAACTCAAATAGACAACAAAGCAGGAGCAGGTTTTGCTATTGCTATGGCGATTGCTTTATAACAACAAATAATATAGGAAAATAATATGGCACAAAATTTTAGAAGATTTACAAGTAATGATGTTGGAGTATCAGCAGCAACATTATTTACAGCAAATAGTTATGATACAGTTGTGGGAATATCTGTAGCGAATGTTACAGCATCTGCAGTTACTGCATCAGTTTATATTAACGATGGCACAAACGATATTTATTTAGTCAAAGATGCTCCAATCCCAGCAGGTTCTGCTTTACAAGTTCTTGATGGTGGAGCTAAATTTGTTGTTCAATCTGGTGATGCTTTAAAAGTTGTATCAAGTGCAGCTTCATCATTAGATATTTGGGTATCAACAGTTGACGATATTAGTTCATAGGAAATAAAAATATGGGATTTGTCGGAAGAAAACCTACCAATGCACCTTTAACATCAGACGATATACCTAATGGTATTATTGGTGCTGCAGATTTAGCATCTGGAATATCAGGATTAATTACTTGGCAATCAGTTCAAACAACAGGATTTACAGCATCTGCTGGTAGAGGTTATCCTTGTAATACTACTTCAGCTGCATTTACAGTAACACTTCCTGCAACTCCTTCTGTTGGAGATACAATTATATTATTAGATTATGCAGGAACTTTTGACACTAATGCTTTAACAATAAATCCTAATTCAAATAAAATAGAAGGTGGCACAAGTAATTTACAATTAACTGGTGAGAGAGAAGGTGTAACTTTAACTTATATAGACTCAACACAAGGTTGGTTAGCAAGTTCAGGAATTAATGAAGGAACAGATGCTTTATCACCTGCACCTTATTCGGTAGATTTTTTAGTAATCGCTGGAGGTGGAGGAGGAACTTTTGGTGGAGGAGGTGCTGGTGGTTATAGAACATCAACACAAACAGTTTCACTTGGAACAGCTATTACAATAACAGTTGGAGGTGGTGGAGCTTATACTACAAATGGTTCAAATTCATCAATATCAGGTTCAGGATTAACAACAATAACATCTACTGGAGGAGGTAGAGGTGGTGGAGCAGGTGGATCTAATACAGGAGATGGTGCAAGTGGTGGTTCAGGTGGTGGAGCTGGACATGGAAGCGGAAATGTAGCTGGTACAGGAAACACACCTAGTACATCACCAAGTCAAGGTAATAATGGTGGAACAAGTAATAATATAGGTTCACCTTATTATGGTGGAGGTGGAGGTGG